CAATGGCTCGATCGGACCCAACTACACCTGGGCCGTCGGGTCCGGCTATACCATCTCGGGCAATCTCGCGCTCGCCCCGGTCGGCGCCACGCGCGGCTGGTGGAACGCGGACACCTTCACGGCGTCGCATGAGGTCTATGCGACCTGGCCGACGGTCCCCAGCGGCGACAGCGTTCTCCTCACCTTCGCCGGACCCGATCTCGCAGACAACGGCTATCACCTGATCCTGACTCGCTCGGGCGGCAATGCCTTCCTGCGGGTCGCGCGCATCACGGGCGGCTACACGGAGATCCTTGGGCCGATCAATCTCGGGACGGACGTGGCGAACGGGCAGAGCTTCGGCATTCGCGTGAGCCCGACGCAAACGATCTCGATGTACTGGAAATATAGCGACGGGCTCTGGTATCGCATCGGCTCGGTGATCGACACGAATCTGCCGGCGACCGCACGGATCGGCGTCGGCGGCATCCTGAGCAATACGATCAACGATCTGGGCGGCGGCACATGCTGCGGCGGCGCCGTGAGCCCGGCGAATATCGGGCGCTTCGGCACCCGGTTCCCGACGCAATGAGATCGCTCCTCGCGCTGCTCCTCGTCGCGCACGCAGTCGCCACGGCGGCCGCCGATAGTCCGCTCTGCAGCGGCGCGACGTGTACGGCGACGCTGGTCTACACCGAGCCAACCACGAAGGTCGACGGCGCGCCGCTGACGGACCTTCAAGACGGCGTCTTCACATATGTGAGAGACGGGAAGGAAGAGCGGCGGCTCGTCATTCCATCTAGCAAGCCGGCCGGCGGCGGCACGATCTCGGTCGACATCGCGCTGCAGGTTCCGCCATGCACGGACGCGGTCTTCACCGGCGCGCTGGTGATGCGCTCGCCGTCAGTAAGGGCCTCGGCTCCCGTCACGGCGCCGACGCTCAGTATCCAACGCAGCACGCTGCCGACCGGCGAGCCCGATCCGGCGTGCGTAGCACCGACGAGCGTGACGCTGCAATGCCGGGACGCCGACTGCGCGCTCACCTGGACGCCTGTCGTCGGCGCGCAAGGGTATCGCGTCGTGCGCTGTACGCAGAAGGACCGCTGCGCGCGGATAAGTGGCTGGCAGACCGTCGCCACGACCACAGGCACGACCGCGAGTATCACGGCGCCGCCCGGCCTTTCGGACTATGCGGTTTACGCGGACACGGGCACAACGTCGAAGCTGCTCGGGCTGCGCACGACGGTGATGCGGTGAGACCCATACTCGCGGGCCTCGTGCTTACCGCCTTCGCCGGAGTCGTCGGCGCGGAAGCCCCGCGACCGCTCGGCGAGCTCGACGCGCTCCGGATCGGGAAACTCTACGCCGAGCGCCAGGTCTTCGAGCAGGCGCTGCTGAAGCTCCAGGCGCAGCAGGAATCCCTGCGCGTGCAAACGCAGAGCACGCGGCGTGAGTACGAGGCGAAGAACGCCGAGCTCCAGGCGGCGATCGGGGCGGCGGCCGCCGGGGCAGGCCTCTCGGCGGCGGATCTCGCGGCGGGCTGGCAGCCGGCGCCTGAAGAGCGTCGCTGGATCAAGGTCGAGCCGGCTAAGCCATGAGTCCGCTTCCGCTCATCCCTGGTGGCGGCGCGTTCGGCGGCACGTCGGGCCGCGACCTCTCGGGCCCTGCACGGCAGTCGATCTACGCGCAGGAGACCGGCGAGATCTGGCTGCACTTACTGGAGATCGAACACACCGCGATCACCACGCTGCGCTTCGTCGACAACACCGAGCAGATAACGAGCAACGGCGACATCTACCTGCCCTATGCCTTCCGGATCGCGCTGCCGGGTGAGTTCGACGACCAGCTCCCATCCGTGCAGCTCGAGATCGACAACGTCGACCGGCAGATCCTCGAGGGCATCCGGGCCCTGCCGTCAGCCCCGACTATCGTCCTGGCCCTCATCCTCGCAAGCAGCCCAGACGTCATCGAGGCGGGGCCCTTCCGATTCACGCTGAAAGCCGTCGACTACGACGCGCAGACCATCAGCGGGACGCTCGCCTTCGAGGACACGCTGAACGAGCCCTACCCGGCGATCCGCTTCACACCGAACTACTTTCCGGGGATCTTCCCGTGAGGACGCTGCCGGCCTGGGCGGCGCGCTACGTTGGTCGGCCCTTCGCTGACGGAGGACGGGACCTCGACGGCGTCGATTGCTGGGGCCTCGTCAGGCTCATCCTACGCGAGCAGTACAGCCTCGAGCTGCCGAGCTACGCGGGCGCCTATCCGAGCGCGTCGGAGCGCTCCGAGGTCTCGACGCTCGTCGCGGCCAGCGTGCCCGAGCTCGGCTGGATTCCAGCGCGACCGCCCTATCTGGCCGGGGACGGCGTCGTGCTCCGCGTTGAGAATCGCCCGTGGCACGTCGGGCTGATGCTGAACGACGACGACTTTATCCACGTCATGCCCAGCGGCACGTCGCTGATCGAGTCGATCACGGGGCTGCGGTGGGGCCGGAGGATCGTCGGCGTCTACCGACACCCGGAGGTCAGGGCGTGACGACGGAGCTCGTCGACGAGCCGCTGATCGAGCGCGTGCAGCTCGTGACGGCGTCGCGGCCGTTCTCATTCGATACCACGGCGCTCGAGGTCGGGCGCGCCACGATCGCGGACCTGATCGCGCTGGCCGGCATCCCGGCGGGCACGCCGACCCGCGTCTACGTGAACGGGGTTTTGCATTACCCGGCGTACTACCACGTCACCAGGCCGAAGGCCGGCTCGCACGTCCTGATCCGTGTGGTACCAGCGGGCGGCGGCGGCAGCGGCGGGAAGAACATCGGCCAGGTCGTCCTCGGCATCGTGCTGATCGTCGTGGGCGCCGCCCTATCCCTGTCCACACTCGGCTGGGGCACGTCGGTCGGCGTTCCGATGATTGTCGGCGGCGTCGGCATGGTGATCTCCGGCGTGATCAATATGCTGATTCCGCCGCCGACGCCGCCCAAGCTGCGGCCGCTGTCTTCGGGGACCGCCGACCAAGAAAGCCCGACCCTGTCGATCGCCGGGCAGCGGAACGACCTGCGCCCCTACGGCGTGGTGCCGCGCATTCTCGGCACGCATCGGATCTTCCCGCCGTTCGCAGCGGCGCCATTCACGGAGGTCGTCGGCGCGGACCAGTACCTGCGGCTGCTCTTCCTGATCGGCCTCGGCGAGACGAGCTCGACGGAGCACAAGATCGGCGAGACGCCTATCGAGAACTTCGACGGCGTCGAGATGGAGGTCCGGACTGGCGCCGCGGGCGAGCCGCCGATCACCCTCTATACCAACGACGTCAACGAGCAGCCGCTCACCGACGCGCTGACGCAGGCGGGCGGCGGCGTCATCCGGACCACGGTGCCCGACACGGCGGAGATCTCCATCAGCAACGCCTTCCTCGGCGGGCTCGTGCAGTTTGACCCGAACACCGGGGAGAAGTTCAACACGACCGTCTCGGTCGACGTCGACTACCGCCTGGTCGGGCAGGCGACATTTGTGCCAGCGCCGGGTTCCCCGCTCGTCACGCGCGAGGCGCGTCAGGCGATGGTTCGGACCGGCCTAAGCTGGAAGCCGCAGCGGCCGGCCGGTCCCTATCCAGCGACGAGCTGGTCTCATCTCGGCCTCTCTTCGGTCACGCTGTCGCGGTTCAACGATGGCGCTCTGGACCTGAAAGCCTTCGACGCGCACGCCGCCGAGGCCGGATCCTGGATTGAAGTCGACGCAGGCGATGAAGTCGAGTTCGGTCGCGTCGTCGTCACGTCGCTCGACACCGGCGCCACGAGCATATGGAGCGTCGAGGTTAGCAATGATCATGTGACCTGGACGAGCGTCTTCCAGGGGTTTTCGACCGGCGGCGCATTGAGTCGGAGCGCCGAATGGCGCGCGACGCGCGGCCGCTACTGGCGCCTGCTGAAGACCAATGGGCCGAATCTGGGCTTTAACCCCAACTACACCGAAGTCGAGTGGTGGCAGACGACGCCGGGCCAGTACGACGTGCGCCAGACGCGAACGACGGCCGACTCGGGGAGCCAGAACACAATCGACCTCGTCGTCTGGGCATCACTGCGATCCATCCGGCTCGTGAGTCCTGTGAATCTGCCGGCCGGCATGCCGGTCGCACTCACGGCCCTACGCATCAAGGCGACGGACCAGCTCAACGGCGTGCTCGATAGCTACAACTGCCTCGCGACCGGCCGGATGCTGGACTACGCGAGCTACGCGGGCAGCGTGCAGGCGGACAGCCCGCTCGGCTACTGGCGCCTCGGGGAGGTCAACGGGGCCCCGCTCGCGTTCGATGCCAGCGGCAACGGCCGGAGTGGCTCGTATGCCGGCGACCCGGGCCTCTGGAGCGCCGGGCTAGTGACCGATGACGCCGACCGCGCGATGACGGCCGATGGCATCGACGACACCGTCAGCGTCGCGGCCGTCTCGTCGATCGACATGGGCAATATGAGCTTTACGCTCGAGTGCGCCGTGAAGTTCCTCTCCGTCGCCGCCGGGACGCACGGGATCATGCACAAGGGCGACGGCCTCGAGTTCACTGCGAGCCACATCGGCTGGGCGCTGATCCGCGACGGGGACCGGATCAAGTTCGTGCGCGCGACCGGCAGCGGCTCGCCGACCGTGCTGACGAGCAACACCGCCTTCCCGGTGGACTTCGTCGCGCATCTCCTCGTGCAGTACGACAAGGTCACCGGGAACGCGACCCTCTGGGTCAACGGCACCGTCGACGGCACGACGAACGTCGGGACGGCGTCCTACGCGGACACCTATCCGCTCCAGATCTCGCATCCTGTCTCCGGCGGCGCCGTCTGGGACGGCATCCTCGACGAGGTCGCCGTCTACCCGGCTCGGCTCGAGGATTTCCGCGTGCAGCTTCATTACGCCGCCTTCACGGGCACGCGCGAGTGGATCGTCGCCGGCACGAGCAACCCGGCAAGCCACTACCGACGGATCCTGCAGGGCCCGGAGAACGCGCGGCCGCTGGCCGACGACCGCCTCGACCTGGCCGACTTCGAGGCCTGGCACCAGGAGAACAGCAGCGCCGGCCGCTCGTGCAACCTCGTCGTCGACTACGAGACCGGCGTCTATGACCTGCTGAAGACGGTCGCGCTCTGCGGCCGCGCGACGCCGACGATGAACGACGACAAGTATGCGACGGTGCGCGACCTCGAGCAGCTCGTGCCCCGTCAACACTTCACGCCGCGCAACACTCGGCGCTGGCGCGGACACCGCACCTTCGTGGAGCCGGTCCACGCGCTCAAGGTGGGATTCATCGACCGCGCGACCTGGCAACACTCCGAGCGCGTCGTGTATGTCGACGGATACAGCCAATTTGGTGAAGTCCCTGGGACCGCCGCCGCGACCCGCTTCGAGGTCCTCGACCTTCACGGCTGCACGGACCCTGACCTGGCATGGCGCTATGGCCGCTACACCCTGGCCTGCGCGCAGCTCCGCCCGGAGGTTCACGAATTCGAGTGCGACGTTGAGTATCTCGTCGCACGCCGCGGCAACCGCGTCGACGTCGCGCATGACGTGCTCGAGCACGGGCTCGCTTGGGGCCGGATCCGGGCCGTCGCCACGAGCGGGGACAACGCGACGGGGATCACGGTCGACGAAGTCTTCCCGATGCAAGACGGGTTCAATTACGCGGTGCGGATCCGACTCGCGGACCAGGACGGCACGAGCGTCGTCGCGCCGATCGTCAACGTGCCAGGAGAGCAGAAGACGGTCGCCTTTCAGAATCAGGTCGTCCCACCGATCCCGGCCGTCGGCGATCTCGTGATGTTCGGCCTGCTCGGACTCGAGACGCGGCCGATGCTCGTGTCCCGAATCGCGCCGAGGTCGGATCTCGCGGCGACGTTGACCGTCGTCGACCTGGCGCCGGCCGTTCTCACGGCGGACCAGGCGCCCATTCCGCCGTGGGATCCGCAGATGACGAAGCCGCCGCTGCTGCAGCAAGTGCCGCCGACGCCGCTGATCGACAGCGTCGTCTCCGACGAGACGGTGCTACTGCGTGATCTCGACGGCTCGCTGCATGCGCGGGTCGTGATCGCCCTGCACTACCTGCCGACGTCGAATGTGCGGGCGGACTTCGTCGAGGTCCGCTGGCGGCTGACCGGCTCCGAGGTCCCCTTCGACCGCCTCTCGACCCTGCCGCCGGACAGCGACGTGATCAGCATCACGACGGTCGAGGAAGGGGAGACCTACGACTTCCGCGTGCGCACGGTCACGCGCGACGGGCTGACGTCGCCGTGGGCCGAGGTCAACGGCTACATGGTGATCGGCAAGAGCACGCCACCGGCGGCGCCGACGAACTTCCGGCTCGACGGCCCGCAGCTCCTGCGGTGGGACTACCCGACTCCGCCGCCGGACTTCGCCGGCTTCGAGGTTCGGCGCAACCCTGGCACGGTGGCCAACTGGCAGACGGCGCTCGAGATGCACGTCGGCCTGGTCTTCTCGCCGTTCGCGCTGCCCGTCATCTATGGCGAGTGGACCTTCCTCGTCGCGGCCATTGATACCTCTGGGAACGCTAGCGCGCCGGCCGAGCTCACGGTCGACTTCGGCGACGTGCGTTTGCACAACCAGGTCGCGACGAAGGACTACGACGCCGACGGCTACCCTGGCTCGATCACCAACGGCGCCGTCGCCGCCGGCGACTTGAAGGCGGACCAGGTCTCGACGGGATTCTGGACGCAGGACGAAAATCTCTTTTGGTCGACGAGCGGCGCGACGCTCTTTTGGCAGGGCACCTACAAAGAGATGGTCTACGAGTTCACGTATACCACCGGGGCCAACGCCGGCGGCACGACGCTCTTCTTCGACACGACGGTCGTCGCGGTCGCCTGGAGCCTCGAGTACCGGGTCGGGAGCAGCGGGCCCTACCTGCCGTGGCCTGGAGCTCTGCCGAACATCCTACCCTCGCAAGAGTACGACTTCCGGCTGATCACCGCGGCCGGCACCGTCCAGGGCATCGTGTCCCGGCTGACGCTCTACCTCGACGCCGAGGACATCCTCGAGCATCACAGCGGTTTCGCGACGGCCGCGACGACCGGCTCGAGGCTGACGCTGCAGAACACCTACCGGACG